CACGCACCATCTATCGCCGGGTACCAGTCAACCATTTTCTTTCCACTCGATTTCAGATCGACGAGGTTCCTAAGAACTTCATTACCTCCAATCACGGCTTCTAGCTATAGCTAACCTTTAACCCAAAGAAACTGCCGGCTAAAGCTATTCCTAACTACACCGACGATACGTAATCCTTCCACTGTCTTTTGACTCCCCAGTGGCGGAGTTTGTGAGTCGGGGGGAGATGCTTCCCACACATCCTTAACCTCGCAGGTTGGTTCCCGCGGGCCCGACACCCTCTTCCAGATAACAACAATCACTTGCGGCCGGTACCTTCATAAAAGACCTTCAAGACGACTATCCCCATGGATCTTGGGACTGAACTTGTGTCTGCTGTTTTAACTCCAATGTGTAACCTGAAATGTGCATACTCATTGATACTAACCAACGCTGGTTGCATCTTGATTGATGCAACACCAAATCTTCCCCTGTTAATAGGAAAATCCTGTGCTCCTGCATTGAGATAGTCCACTTCCGTAGACAAATTTCGCTTGAAGTTTTCAGCCACACACAAGAAATTGCCTCCCCTCAATCCACTAAGACCGTTGACTATCGTAGTCTCCACCCTCAGTATCCTGCCATAGGACCAATCATCTACTACTCGCTGCCATTTAGGGAAACTTGTAACACCAATATCGACGGTTTTACCCTGCCAACCTTGGCTTGCTCCAATATTCCCAATGTCTGCCATTAGTTCGATCATCCCTTGATTTTGTGCTATCTGTTTTGTACGGGTCCTTTGTTGTCCCGCTCCTTTACCGTTGTTCTGAGCTTTTCCAGCTTTATTCTTACGGTTCTTTGCCATTTCGCAAGTATATCTTCTTTCAGATAGTAGACTCGCAATTCAAAAACTCACTTAGAGTTCGTTTTCTGGGCGCTCAACTCTTCCCATGGCTACCCTGACAAATTTGTCCTTAGACTCAGAAGACGGATAGTGACGCATGACATGCATCAGCTGAGCCAAATACGCAGGGTACGACTCGTCTCCTCTTTTATGTGACAGGTATCTGGTCAAGGTTTTCGTATAGTCCTCAGGCCACGCTGTTCCGTCCTCATGATAGAGGTGAGAGCAAAAGGCTAAGTCATCGACTGACTCGTCTCGCTTCTCCATCTTCACAGTGTGTCCGATCGCTTTCAACCCTTCACTTACACCCGGGACATCCAACTCAAAACTGTCATCTCCCATCGCTACGACTAACATCTTCCCATCCAACAACATGGTGCCAGTCGACCACTTACGTGCCAACAAACTCGCTGCGACTCTCATCCTTGAGTTCGTTGATGACGTATTATAGTCACCTGACAATTGACCCCCTGCTATTGTTTGGGCAAACATTTCACCATTTGATAGGACAAACACCGAATTGCTCACACAATGCGCATGAACACGAAGAACCTTGTCGAAATCACTTCCAGGCAATTGACCTGATAGTGCTAACCGTATCTTCGCATCAAGGGCAAGCTCCCAATCTTGACATGACCAATCCCAACCACTCACATCGGTCTCCAAAATGCTACCGTAGGCCAGAATATCCTTGGCATTCTGAACGATAACCCGCAACCCTTCATCATGCAAACCTAAACCTGGTTTACTAGGACAGCTTTCCCACTGCCTAATTTCAGCCTTGTTTTGTTTCGCACAAATCACGCGTGTCATCAACTGAAACACAATGCTCACTGACGCTATAATGCGCAGTTTGCCTTCAACGATTTTCTTCATTGAATGTGGTTCTTCCTTAACGAACACTTTAACCGGGTCGCAAATTCCATTCCTTACCAACTCTTCCGGGCCCATCTCACAAATCAGATCCGCGTTTCTTATCCATTCACCCATCCGACTGTCGACCTCGTGCCAGATATCATCTCCTGCTATAGCCATTACTTCGAAGTTTGACCTTCCGAAGCTGTTCCAGGGGTAACCCGGGTGGCTGTCCTTGACGATTTCCCTTTCCACTCGCTCTCGACAATCTTGAGGAATTCCTCGGTATCCATCTCTGAATACCTCCGGGCATCCCTCCTTAGGGTACTGATTAGAGGCTTGAAACGCCTGTATGCAGTCTTGCTCATCTTCGATTGTAGGCTTACGTGTCCCTTTTCCAAGGCCTCTAGCGTGAATCCTAAGAGATCGAAGGGCGGCACCAGCGTCTTTGCTGGGCCACTTCCAGTTGTTGAGTCCGGGGATTTCCTCCCGCTCCCAGTCGCTGGCTCCGTTGACCTTTTGTTTTCCTCCGCCTGAGGCCCCGGGGTAGGTTCCGACTCGTCTAAGATTGTCATCTTCCCCTTCCCCTTGTTCCCACCGGTACTTATCGCTGTGGAAGCCCCGGCTTGACGTCCACCCAAGTGAAAATCCTCGTTCATGATGTCATCGTAGGTGAGACCGCGCACGCGCTGCATCTCTCTATTGAAGGCCTCACTGTCCAAGTCATAATCCTGGTTTGACCGCCATTCCGCTTTGTTCCAACTGACCCTTGTCCGCCACCGTTCCTCAACATCCTCATCATCAAAGTAAACTTCGAATTCTTCCTCCATCTCCAGTTCGGGGTCTTCCTCGAGAGATCGCAAGTGCGACTTTCTCCAGAGATCCTCACTGTCTTCGCGACAATCTCTAAGCCAATCCAAGCTCAAACCCAAGTTTTCACCCCTCACATTCGTCGATAAATGAATTCCAACGACGTTCTTATCCTGATTAAATATGGGGCTACCGCTGCTCCCAGACATAGTGCTAGCACTGTGTTTAAATCTGAATTTAGATGCCAGACCCAACACAACACCCACAGAGCGATGAATCTCTCCATTTCTGATCGAACAGACGCTAACTGAACCGGCGTGATTTGGAGTTGCCTCCAATTTACACTTCCGCACACCCAATTGAGAGTGCATTGCGGATGTGAGGTACATCCCGGTAAAGTCAACCGACGCTGCCACGTCATGCTTCCATTGGGAGAATTTGAAGTCTCCATTTGGTCCTCTGACGATTAACCGTCCCTTTCCTTCGACCACATGCTTTGCTGTAAAAAGCGCGGTCCTGCCCATTATGGACATTGCAAAACCGAAACCCATGTGGACTCCATCCTCGTTACAGATCTTGACGACCCGTTTCTCGTTTGTGTCCTTTAGGAGCGAACTACCAGGTTGAAGGCTTTCAGGCCTCTCTCCAATTCCCGCGATCTGCATTTGCAAACGTTCTACCTGTTCAAGGAGACGTTGCATCACTTCCGAGTCAGTATTGCTGTTCTCTTGATGAACAGGCACAACAACCCTCTGTGTTCTTGTCTCCATGTACTCCCTGGCCTCTTTTGCTAAAGTATAGGGTAAGCAAAAGACCCCAAAGATGCACACCAATCCGGTTTTGACCGCATTGTAGCCAGCGACTACGGTTGATATGTACAACCAAATCGCCAGCATCTGAATAGGTATGAACGTAATCCACAAGATCACGCTCAGCGTTTTCCATATCGGCTTACGGAGCTTATAGCCAAGTACCAACGACACGAACAGCTTCCCCAGCTTCGACAAGCCAGCGAAGTTTATCGAGGAGTGATTCTCCTGCCACAAACTCTGCCCTTCCACAACCACTTCTTCGAACCAGATCAAAGCATCCATCATCGACCATGAAGTTATAAACTCCTGTTGTTGACAAACGCCCATCACCATTCTCAGATAACCGTGAGACGACCACTCTCCAATAGAGACCAGACTCATTAAAGAGTCGGTGTTTTCGACCACGCATCTCAACGAATTGATATGCGTAAGGATCGACGTCATAACGTCGAGCGAACCATAGGACAGAACCAGCAAAATTGCGAGTTCTTTCCAAACGCCTCCCAACGTAACCAACGTCCACATCAAAACCTTCATTATAGGCCTCAAAGTCGAATTGCATCGTTTCACAAAACTAACCATTTACAGATTTGTTGTTGTAGTAGGTTTTGGGTATCTTCTACCCTCGTTCACGTTTGGACTGGCTGTGACTACCAGTGAAATGTTATCCTAGG